ACCACAAGCAATTGTATCTCCTGGCTTTTTATCTATAATTATTACATCATTCTGAATTAATACTACCGTACCAGCAAAAGTATTTGTGGCCGTTATTGTATGATTTTCAGAAGTTCCTCCATCAGTTAAAGTTATAACAGTTCCTTTTATAGCATTAGCAAAAGTTGTTGACAGATTTACTGTATTTGCATCTACTTTATATACAAAATAATTTGCCCCTGATGTTAATTCTGGTATTGCATCTGCGCCTGCATAAGTAACTTCATCCCCTGTAATAAAACCATGAGAAGATACAGTAATAGCTGCACCAGCTACAGCACTTACTGCATTAAATGTTCCTAACGTAGCGGCAATAGTAACTGTACCAGCGTTAGTTGCACCGACCCTAATTCTAGTAGCTCTGCTTAAATCGGTTGCTGTAGTAACAGCTGAAGCACTTCCCGTTAAAATCATATCTCAAACTCCTATATTGCTAACATTTCTCTTTCAAAATATGACAATAATTCCTTTTCAGAAACTCTGTATTTTTTTGATACATCACTAATAGTTTTCTCGAAACTATTTAGGAAATCTGAAGGTTTAGTGTCCATTTTTTTAAAAATTTCATCTACAGCATCCTTCATTTTCGGAGAAAGTTTCTTATATTGTTTAGATTTTTTGTGTTCATCCCGCTCAACAACAGTTGACTCGTAGACTTGTTCAATCCGTTTCATCTGTAGTTGTTTCCTGTGGCTCAGTATTTACAAAAACTTTTGCAAGTTCTCTACGTTTTATCTCTAAAGCATCACCAACCTTACCACTTATTGCAGTTGAAAACTGTTTCTCCGCTTCAAGATTCTCTCCTGATATAATTGCATCTACAATTTCTTTACTCATTTTCTCTTTCCTTTCTTCAAACCGTTTTTAGCAATAAAACTTCTATCTTTTATCTCTTCGTCTTTTTCATTATCACCATCATCATGATCCTTTGTAATATCTGCTGACTGACCAGGAGCGCCTGGAGCTCCCTTACCTGGCGGAACATCATCATCATATTTGTGTACATCATCAGCAGGAATAGCAGCACCAGCGGCATCTTGTGGATAACGTGTAATGCCATCACCGACATCTGGTATTGTAATTCCACCATCCATTGGATCAGTATCGAGTTCTTTCGCAATTTGATCACGCATCTCAAGAACTTCAGCATCTGTAAATCGCAGAACTTTCTTTAACACATACTCCTTACTAAAGAATGTGCCAATATAAGACTGTATACCATCAAGTGCTTGAATACGATCTTCAAGCAACTCTGCTTCCTTTAACTCTGCAAAGTGGCCGTCTTCCATAAAGTCATACTGGATATGTTCTTGCATCCTCGGCCAATCCTCTGGAGAAATTATTCCTTTAAGGAGAAGGTTGGTTTTGAGAACGTCAGTGAATATGGGTGTGAACTTTTTCCGAATCCGTTGTACGAATTTAGTAAATTTAAGTTCATCTCTGGTAATTTCTGTAGCTCGGCCGAGGGAGAAGCTTTGTTCAGCTTCAAGTCTTGAAATCGGCACGTTAAGTGAACGGTATAGTTTCCGTTGGAAGTATACGATATCATCTATCTCTCCAAGATTAGAGCCGCCAGGAAGGGTTGAAATCTCTGTTCCTCGGCCACCCTCTCTTCGTGGAAGCCAGAAATCTTCTAACATACTCATGTGGTTTCTATCGTCACGAATCTCACCAGTGCTTGCATCGTATACCAACTTATTGCGATACCGATCCATAACATTTTTTAGATATTGTTCTGCTTTTATTTTGGGAAGATTACCAACGTCAATATAGAATATTCTACGTTCTGGCGCTCGAGATATACGGTATATAACAATCGCATCCTCAATCATACGCAACTGATTAACTGGTTTGATTGCCTTATGAAGATATGAAAGAACTCTACCAGAATTACCATCAAGTAAACCAGAAGGAACATATACAATTGCATCAGATGATATTCTAATGCCCTGGTCAGTACCATGAACCCCTGCTCCAGCAAATCCTTTATCGTTGTAGATAAAGTATTCCTCTACTTTAGAGATCATTTCTATACCCTGATTTTTAACATCAGGTTCTTTTTGAGTTTCTCTAACTTTCCGAATTTTGGTGGGATCAATAAGTCTTAACTGTGTGACACCCCTTTGCGGGTCTTTGGTATCAATAACTTTGTGATAGTAGATTCTTCCATCTATATACCATCTACGAAAGATGTCATGGCCCTTTTCATTAAAATTAAGAAGTCTCAGAACTTCATCAAATTCGTTTCTGATTCTTCTTTTAATTTTTTCTGAATATGGGATATTAATTAGATCAATTTGGACTGCAACATCATTAAGATTAGAAATAATACCTTCATTAACGATATCCTCAATTGCTGCATCACACTCGGCCTGCATTGCGATATCTCTATATTTTCTGATAAAATCAAGGTCAGATCGTTCTCTTCCATCCGTATCTAAAACAGATGAAAAGAAACCGCCACCAGCGATCTCAATTGCGCCATCATCAGGAGTGGGGTCCGTGAAAGTTTTTTCACGGGGGCCCATATCCTTTTGTGCTTTTTGTATTGTAAAGCCAAATAATTGTGCCATTCTAAAATGTCTCCTACCGACTATTTAGTAGGGTTTAGATTAGAAGCTGAAGTTTATTGAACAACTATTGGACTCCACCTATGTCCCCGGAGTCCCGCCGCCTGCGAGTCCACCATGTTCGTGATTTACTCCGTGAATAGTGAAATATTGATATCTCCAAGTGATTTCAAATTCTTCAATTGCATCTGCTTGATCAGAAGTTAAATCAATAGCGTTTGTACCAGTGGGAAATGCATTGTGCATTTTATATTCGTGCAATATCCCACCACCACGATTTAACTGTTGAACCGTAAGGTCAGCTTCATAATCAAGTGGATTATCTACACCCCTACCATCAACAAGATCATTAATCCTATTCATCCACTTTTCAATTATGGTACGAACCGTAAAGTCTGTATCAACCATAACTGTAGTTGTCCAATCATCAGGAAAGTCACGATCCCCAGCAATATAAATTTTACGGCCACGATACGGAACTTCAATAGTATTAATTGTCTGTCCCGGCAAGGTTGCAGCCCTACACAAAAATGATGCTTTTTCGCCCGCACCACCGCCAAACAGTTGCCACGGGTCATTGAAAAAGACCTTAAACTGATTATTTCTTGCACCGCCGCCTGTTAGTTTTGCTTTAAAGTCATCTATATTAGCCATGATTAACCTCCTACCTCACTAAACGATACGCCGGTTCGAACCGCAATAAAGTTTAGTGTAATGAAATTGATTGATCGAGCGGGTTTAATATAAATGTCACCAATAAATTCATTTCGGTCAATAACCTCTCCAGTATTATTTGTAGAGTCACAAACCACTTTGAAGTCATATATACCTCTTCGTCCCTGCACATCTCGCAAGAAAGGTTCAACCATATTTTTGAACTGAGCCCGTGTAAATTCATCGTTAAACTCAAAGAGCATATATTTAGCAGCCGTTGCAATTGCCTTTTCAAGTACCAAGAATAACCGTCTTACGTTGATACGGTCAAAGGCACTTGGTTTGGTAAGAGCAGTTTTGTCACCAAAGAGGGTAACACCCTGGCCAGGAAAATCAACAACAGGATTAACCCTTGCCCGATAAAGTTTATCACGATCTGCTTTTTCTGGACTAAATGACAGTTTAATCGCACCACGAACTGCTCCACGAGTATAACCAGCTGGTGACCACCAAGGATCAGCAACACCATCAGTGTATGCACAAAGTCCACCAATATCACCATTTAACGGCACATGCCGATATACGTCATTATACTTATCATACATGTATTTGTATCCACTGTCATAAACCATATAAGATGAAGATGGACAAAGGTCATATGCAATTTGTACGTTTGAACACTGTTGGTTAGAAAGAGCAACCCCCACTGTTGCAGAACGATATGGAGAAACAAATCCTACACAATCTTTTCTCTCTTCAACAAGAGCAGTAATCATAGTAACAAAAGTATCCTGACCGGCCTTTGTATCAGCCACACCAGAACTTGGTCCACCTAATATTAAGTTGATATCAAGAGCTTCTACATCTGCAAACTTATCGTATGCAGTTTCAAGTTCTCCAGCAGTTACAGAATAATCATCTGTTCCACCAGTTAGTGTATCATTTGTCATTGGAATAACACTTGTATACGCAGAAGTTGTATCTGTACCCCAATTGGAACCACCAGAAATATGATCTGTCCAGTAAATATATTCTGAACCTCTCTGAATAACATCTGGATAATAATTAGAACCACCTTGAGCAGTTTTTGCAACAGGGTTTTTTGACAGGTTTGCCCATACTTCTAGAACACCTTTAGTTCTATTTCCTACCAGATCATTATCATATCCAGTGAGAGCACCTGTAGCATCGGCTATAACAATATGAAGTTCATCATTGTTGTTAGCAGCACGTGCT